GGGGGTGGCGGTGCTTTAGGCGATCCACCGCCGCACAACAATTTGATAGGCAATAGGCCAAACACATATTTTTTCATGCAACTCATCCATTCATCATGGCAAAAGGATCATGCCCGCGCCGGATATCGCGCGGTTGATCAGGTAATGGGGATTTGAATTTTTTAGACACCGGAAACGCAAATGATAAAGCCAGTGCATCGGCCTTGTTGGGTGATGGAAGCCCGCGTTGTTTCATATCGGCTTTGCTTTCTAACTGGATCTTGCCATCCATGCTGGCCACGGTTTCAGGATTAATCAGATCGTCATACAACTCTTTGTCATCCGGCAAGCAACCGCCAGATTTAAGCCAATCCCGCATCAGCTTCCACATTTCCGCTCGTTTATTCAGGCATCCAGGGTCACTAGCTTTGCTGCCAAACCAAACCAGCGTCCATTCTCGCCCCATGGTTAAACCCGCTGAAGCAATCCCGGTACCGTAACCCGCATCAATAAACACCGCGTCGGCATTATGTTCATCTTCCAGCGTGGCCAAAATGTTGGCGATTTGAATGTCATTGTCGTTTTTTGCAATCGACCGCAGCACTTTAAAGTACAGGCCTTGCCGCAACGCAATCACTAATGCGTCATCACCTTCCCAGGCTGGATCACAGGTTAAAATAACCGGGGCAAATGTGTATTGATCAGGTCTTAAATGTCGTTGTAAAGCCGCATCTACATCATCCGTAGCAATAAACTGCTTGGCGGATAAGCTGGGGAACATGCCCCTAACCCGCACTTTGACGATATCGCTATCAATACCGTGGTCATCAACCATTTTTTGCAGCTGCGTTTTATTCGTCCCTTCTACATCGCGGCTATCGATTTGCTTGGTAATCCAGCGATGGCGATTCTTGCGGAAACATTCTCTAAATGCCCCGCTGTTTCTAGTGGGGTTGCCGAAAACAATCCAGATAATTTCCGTATTGGCATCGGTTAAAGCGCCTTCAGCCACTTCCCACACTGAATCATCGATAGCGGACGCTTCATCAAAGATCAGTAAGATCCGTTTGCCTTCGTTATGCAAACCGGCAAACGCTTCAGTATTGTTTTTCGACCAGGTGACAAAGTTAGCCCGCCATTCCCTGCCGTGCTCTTTGTCCGTGCTGGCGATACTGGTGGCTTGTACGTCAAACCACGGTGCAGTAATCGATAACCGCTGCCATTTCCCGATTTCTGGGCTGGTTTTGGTTTTAAGCTGGCTATCAGTGTTGGCTGTGATAACGACTTTGCAGTCTTCACAGGTCGATAACGCCCAATTCACCAACATGCCCAGCTCTGCAGACTTACCGATACCATGCCCGGAAGCCACCGCAATTTTTAGCGGCTCGAATCGGGTCTCAGGATTGCTTAGATGATCCCGTATAACCCCATTAATCTCGGCTTGCCATTGTCGCGGGCCGGAATGATTAGCAAGTTGACCATGGCCCCAATCAAACGCCGATAAAGCCCACCGTTGCGGGTCTTTGTCACACTCGGCAGCGAGGGCAATAATTTCATCCATTCAGCCTGTTACGTGCCCTTGCCAGCCTGTCGGCCAGTTCATCCGTCACATCCAGCGTGACTTTGTCATTCAGCATGCCTAAGTGACGCGCGGCCAACATTAAGGCGTCAGGTTTGCTCCAAAACTTCACTTCCTTAGTTTCGCCAATCAAATCGCCGTCAGAATTACGCAATTCATTGATCTTGATGGATGAAATAGCGGCGGCAATTTCATCAGGCCATTGATTAACCGGCAACAATGCGTTGTTTTTATCAAACGCTTTCCGAGGATCGACTAAAGCAATCCGCCCAACTTCTGTTAAAACCCGGTCTTGAGTGATTTTAGTCCGGTCCCCACGCTCAGCCATCGCCGCAGAAATAGCAACCTGAATGTCAACTTTTGTTAACAACTTGCTGCCGATGGTTCTCGCTGTTTTTCCACTGTAACCCGCAGCAGTAGCGGCCTGAGTGGCATTTAAAGATGTCAAATAATTGTCAACAAACAATTGCTGTTTGTCTGTAAGGGCCATGAAAACACCTGATTAAAAGCGCTACAATCGCGAAGGTGGCAAGGATAGCAAAATTTCCAAAAAAAAAGCCCGCTCCGTTTCCGGGCAGGCTTTTGCTATTTTGGGAATTTATAACCGGTTTTTGGGTCAATGTCAAATGTTGACTTTATAAATAACCTATAAAATATTTGCTATACTCAATACGTCGTGACGGCAGATTTGCCGCCGCACAGGCAGCTTAGAAATGTGTTTTTATATTTGTATTCGCCGTCACGACTCCAGATCAAACAAATATTATCCAACCGCCTTAAAACCCCCATTACCCCGCTGCACCTCAGCATCCAACTCAACCACCGCCCTAACAATCTGCCGATAGCGGCCTTCCCACTGCCGACGCCAAAGATTACGCTCAATCCCAACCGCCTCTTGAACCTGCCGACTCGATAACGCTTTCCTGCCGGTACCACCGCAACCGTTACAGGTTTTAAACCCAACCTGACCACGCCCCTCACAAACATCATGCACCATGGGCATGACCACTTCATAAGCCGCAATCGCGGCCAGGTTGCAAATCACAGGCTTACCCCGCTCAACCGGCCAGCCCTGCTCAACGGCCATGCCTGCCGCTATGACACGCACCCAGGCAATCAGATGCCGCATAGCCTGTTCATCGTTTCCCCACTTAGCATAGGCCATCAGCGTAGCCCCATGCGTCAAGCCGGATAAATACCCAGCCAGCTCACAACGCGACAACACCACACCGTTATTCGGCTGATGCCTTATCTCGTCTTTAAACAACGCAGATCCAGCCGTCAGTAATGAAATCAATTCAGGGTTAGGCATGCTGCTTATCCCTCCGATTGATCTTTGGCATCGTAATCACCTCGATCAGTTCCTACATACCCCACAAAATACTTACATTCAGCACAAAACATAAACACCTCTTTCAAAATTAAATGACTTGTCACGGTTTGTCACAGATACGTCACAGTTTTTAAAAAGACTGTGACGTCTGCAAGCCTTGATAAATCTACCTTTATTACTTCTTGTCACAGTGTCACAGTAAAAATACATAAAACAATTAAAAAAAAACACGTAAACAGTACGTACCTAAATACACGCGTCACGCGCGCGCGTATGGAAAAAATCAATTTTTACTGTGACACTGTGACGGATTCGCTGCAGCCCTTTGGCGGCAAGGCTTGCAGACGTCACAGTTAATCCGTCACGGTTATTTTTTACTGTGACACTGTGACGTCTACAGCCCAGTAAAACCGCTCGAGTAGCATCCGCTCACGCAGGAGGGGAGCGTGGGGAGGATGCTACGCATTAATATTCCTCAGGCAGATTGCTAAAAACCTCTTTAATCACCCGCTGATCAGGTGGCCGCACATAGCCATAACTGCGATATCGCCCAGACGGTTCCCTGTCTCGTTCCCAACCTAACCGCTTCATAATCCGCCCCACACGGGCCGTCATGCGGTTCCCTTCGTCTATCTTGGACTTCTCCACCTTGCACGCTTCCATCAGCAGCACAGGCGCTGTAAAAAAGTTTCTCAGCCGGTTATCAGGGTCATACACAAATCGGGCTATTAACTCTTCCCATCCGTCCACAGGCATCCGCGCTTCCTGCTCAGGCTCAAAATAAAGCTTCTCTTCTTCGCGAATTGGCCAGAAGCGTTCGCCCGCCTTAAACGCGACAATCGCCTCAGCAAATAGCTGCTCTCGTATCTCAGTTAATAGCGCCGTATCCACATAATCACAGCGCACCGGCCAAATTCGACGGTTCCCCGTGTGATCCTTAAAATACTGATCCAGATTGGTCGTGCCACCGAACAAACACACGCGCGGCACATCTTGCGGGCGACGGTCATAAGGCCGTCTAAACTTATCCTTCTGATACGCCAAAAAAGACTTAAACGCAGTATCCTCAGCCCGTGCCATCTGCCCCATTTCTGCCATTTCATGCAGCCACGTGCCCTGAATAGACATCACGCCCTCATTGCTGCCAATCTCAAAAGACGTCTCAGAAAACCAAGGATCAGCCAGCACCCTAAAAAATGACGACTTGCCTTGACCCTGTGCCCCTTCTAATACCAACGCATAGTCAAACTTAACCCCAGGCTGATAAATACGCGCAACCATAGCCATCACAAACCACCGCCCAGCCCGCTCTAAATAAGGCGTACTAGCAGAGCCGGTAATGTCAGCTAAATAACAGGCTAAACGAGACGTACCATCCCAGGCAGGCAACTGGTCAAGCCATTCCCTGACCGGATGATATTTATTGTCATCAGCAGCCAACGACACGGCTTCACTGATCATAGAAGTGGCTTTAATCGTAATATCAAAATCAGCAAGCCACTCACACAGCCGCAAATCATCGATATTTTGCCAAGGCCCTACATCGCCCCAAGGGGTCGGCTTTAACTTCTCAATCTCTTTGCTGAAATCATTAAACCCAATAACTCCGGCCCAGGTTGGATGGCCGCGCAAAATCTTTGCAATATTCGCCATGCACGGCTCAATACCGCCGCGCGTCTTCATTTTTAACGACGTGAGCCAATCGCCAGCGACATTCGGAACATCGCCAGAACCCCCGCCGCCAGCGCAAGCGGCATTAGGGGTAGAAAGCTGTTTTGCCTCGTCATTAACCGTAGTATTTTTAATGTTTTCAGAGCCAGAAAACCAGACCGATTGCGTCCTAATGTACTGCTCTAACAATTCGCCGTGCATCCCTTCAGCTATCGCATCGGCCACATCCCAACCGCTCGGCTTTTCACCGGGTTTAGGGATCGACATCAACCACACCTTGCAGTTAAGCCCTGTCAAAATCCCCGCCACCTTCTGCGCGGCCACAATCCCCGGTTGCTCAGACTCGGGCTTAATCACCCCGGCCTTATCTTTTTGCGCATCACAATCCGGCCAAATAATCACCTTGCGCCCAGCCAATACCGACCAATCCGCCTTATCAACCGCCTTACTGCCACCGGACCAGGTTAAAACTGCCAACGCGGGCAAATGGGCCGCCGCCTCATCCGCGCACTTTTCCCCTTCCACAATCAACACAGTCGCCAAATGTTTGGGATCATCCACATCCGCCACCGTCAACCGCTCCAAACCATAAAGAGGACGCGGTACCGCCCATTGCATCCAGCGCCACTCTTGTTTTTTGCTGGTTTCGTGCTCGCACCACGTCAGCGGCAAAATCTCCTTACCGCCAGTGCTATTCGTAAACCGATACACAAACCCCAGCAGCTCGCCGGATAATCCCCTATACGTCCAAACTCGCTCAGGCAACCCGCGTACAGGATGCGCTTTAGGCGCGTCGGCACACACCGCAGGCGGCATAATAGGATGCCAGGGCGAATCATTCCCCGGTTTAGATTCAACGGGTACCCGTGCTTTAGTCGCTTGCCGTGCTTGGGCTTCCGGTCCGCGTGTCGGCTTCTTACACTCAATCCCAAACCGCTCAGCCAACGCCTTGCCCGCTTCGCCTTGATCATCATTGCAAAACAGATAGGCATACAAACTAATCGGATCTGATCCCGCTTCACCGGTCGCAAAATCCGACCAAACGCCCTTGATGATATTGACACTAAACGATCCCTTATTAGTATCGCCGCGCGTCGGATTCAGCCCTTGGTACTCAGCCCCGCAAACCTTGCCGCCTGGGATCCACTCCGCCAACAACAGCGTAAACTGACCCAGGGCCGCGCGGTTAATCGCGGCAAAATCGATCTTTTTAGCCATGGACTAATGGCCGGTCGTACTGCCTAAATACTGCAGTCCAATGGCATGGATGCGATCATGCAAATAATCCAAGCTGCCCAAATTAAAAACCCGCACATCACCCTTACCATAAGCCACACCCGCTTCAGACGCGTGTAAATCTGGCAATTGACTCAATGGCCTCTCAATATGCACAATCAAACCGCCTTGCTCACGGATCCAAGCTGCCTCACACTCAAACCGCACATCATCAAACACCACCTGATTCCAAACCGACGCATCATGCGCAGCCGCTAAAACCCACAGATTTTCATTAATCTTTTCGCGCCCCCAATCCGTGCCCAACGTTTGCAGCAAATGCCGATAACTCACCCCAATCAACGGCAAAATATCTTCCTTATTGCGTTCTGCATGTTGTTTTTGCTTTTCAGACAACCCGCAATTGCCCATTAAAATGCGCGCCATCAGCTTTAACGTGGACGCAAACGAGCACAATTCAAAATCCAACCCCTCCAACGCCTCAGCTGCCGTGGATTTGCCTACCTGTTTACGGCCTGCCAGCCCTATTATTTTTTTAGTCATTACTCCAAATCCTCCGCATGTTCAGCCAAAAAGTTCACCCCGTCGATCAGCATCATCTTGATCAACACAAACACCAGGCCCACCAACGCCAACGCAATCAACAACACAGCAATTAAAACGGTCAAGCCATTTACAAACCATTCAAGCCACGGTTTAGCCACTATTCGACCCTCGACTTATCCACAACGTTAGAGATAATCACCCCAGCTTTACGCAAACGCACCACCGCCCTGATTTCATGCCGTATCCATTCGGATACTTTACGGTCGTCTTCCATAGCCAAATCTTGAATGTCGCGCTTTAACGCTTCGTCCAGGTGTAGCTTGATGTCTTCTAGGCATTTGCTCATATGAAACTCGTTTAATGCTCAAAAATGTCAGGACGTAAATAAGACTTACTGACCAATCCATCAGTAAGACGATCGATAGTAATAGCCAAAGCCGGCGAAAACTGCCGCTTTCCCCTGGCAACCATGCTCAGATAATTAGGAGTTACGCCAATGGCGTCAGCAGCTTTTTTTCGATTACCGAAAAACTGTATTAATTTTTCCATACACATAAAATAACAGATTGTTACTGAGTGTTCAATGAAAATAGAAACTGATTGTTATTTGATATTTTGTCATGCTGGAAGCATGATTGAGAAAGAAACGGCACTAATCAAATTTTCGCAACGTTTTCAGAGACTAATGAATGAAAAAGGATGGTCTAAACACACGAGGGAACAGGTCGGAAAAAAACTAGGCGTAACAGGACCAGCAGTTACCTACTGGTGGAATGGCGATCGATTGCCAACCATGGCCCAGGCTATCACCATATCAATAATGTTTAATTGTTGTGTTGAGTGGTTATTGACAGGTCGTGGGCCAATGCGGCCTATACCCAGTGAAGATGATCTGCTGGATCTATCTTTCCTGCCAGACAAGGAGAAGGCCAATTATAAAGCGCTCATTTATACGCGTACGCAGCAGATTATTAATGAAAAAAAAGAAGGTTATCTAACAACAAGAATTAATAATAACTAAGCAGAAGAAATAGAAGGCATAGAAGCCATTACGGCCATAGTTCCACCTAGCAAGCATAAGGATTGTTAATGCTATATGATGAAAAAATTATATTAACACCAGAAGAATTGCATTATTTGCGCAAAAAATCAGAACAAAAAGGGGCTGGTAATGCAGTGTTATGCGTGTTTATAGCGTCATTGATCGATATTTTGTTTATCTTTATAGATATCCCAAAACAAGAACTGATTTTATTAATGTCAACAGTTTCAATATGTTCGGCAGGAATCCCTGTGATTTTCAACAAATAAGATGAAAAAAAATTATCTTCTATTGATGTTTTTTATTACTGGATGCCAAAGCACTGGCGTTGTTCCTTTAGGTCAAGAATCTTACATGGTAGGCAAAAAAGACCATTCACCAGGCTTTGGGGTATCACTAGGCACCAAAGTAGAGGTTTATCAAGAGGCTAATGCCTTTTGCCAAGCCAAAGGCCAAGAAGTTAAAACGCTGGAAATTCAAACTATCCCCACACGTCCGGGCCAATTCGGCTCTACCGAATTACAATTTAAATGCGTCGAACCCGGCGGCACTGCTCAACCCCTACCAAAATCGCCGGATACTGTGATAGAAATTCGTCAATAAAAAGGAATTTTTATGCCGCCAAATGAAACAAATCAATTACTGACCCAAGAAGAGCTTGAGACATTCGTTTTAAGATTTTCAAAAAACGTGATCGATACCATAATCCAGACCAACCCAAAGCAAGCAGATGTTCTTTTCTCGCTTTTAAAACAAGAGCAGGAATCGCTTCAACAGAGTCAACAACCACAATTGGCAAAGATGTATCAGATGTTGCTTGGCCTGTGGGGAGGTTTATCCAGTGTTCAGATACTTCGGGAGTCAGACGATACTGGACGCCCTCACTAGCAATTGTAATCGTAACAGGCATTAATCCAACTTTATCCGCCCAATGTAATTCAAACGCCTTCATAAAATCACCTTTACCTAGCCCTGTAGGGTACGCACCGCGTACCTTAATTAATGCGATCCAACCCTATCAACCAAAAATTTTTGCCTTTATAAGCTCAGCATATTGTTCCCGGCTGTACGGGATCTGGCTTCTGGTTTCATCGCTATACATTCCCCATCGGTGTTGCTTAAGCATTAATAATGACTCTCTAGCGATCGAAAACGACAATTCATCATTTACAATAAATTCTCTGCATCCCGATCTCGGGTTATCAAATATTTTCAACTCATTCATGCTTGTCTCCAATAGATTAGTCATTGCGTTAAGTTACAGCTAGTGCCTAACCAAACCGTCAAATCCGGTTAAATTGTGACAGATAGGACAATGAAAACACAACTCACCATGCGTTAAATACAAAAACGCTTTGCCGTTTACGTGCTCCCAGCGTGTCTGGCCCTGCTGGTTCACGGTCATTTCAAACCCCATCACAAACCTCAATCAAAACAAAACCGCATTCTAGCGGTTTTGTTTTTTCGCCTGATAACAATTTGTTATTGACTTTAAAATAACAGTTTGTTACTTTAACGCCCAACAGCACAAAGTGCCTGTTAGTAGTCCTCCCAAAGCCTGACCGGGCTTACATAGCCGGTCTTTTTTAAGGATGCAGAAATGAACACATTAAAACGCTTGCAAAACAAACTCGACGCCATGGCATTGGATCAGCTGCGGGAAGTGGCGGCTCAACTGTATGAAGAGCTGCAGCAAACCAAAACAGCCCTGGCCTACGCGGAAGAATCCGCAGACTTTTGGCGCGATCAGGTTTGCAACATGCAAGAGGATTTAGCCCGCTGGCACCAGGAGAACCCAACCGAACAACCAAAAATCGGCATGCTGAAAACAGGTGATTTAGTCATAACGCATTGACAGTTTGACGGGGAGAAACACCTAAGCCAGCCGGGTAAGAGCTGGCAACCATTTAACTTTGACGGCTTGCGACTGAGTGCCCTGCTAGCGGGTCGGGACGATCTCCCCAGTCGCTAGCCGTGAAAGTTTAGTTTTGAATGATTTGCGACTGGTCAACTTACGACAGCACTGGAAGTGCCGCAGATTAGAATTCTGCACAGTCCAAATCCTTGAAAGCTAAAAAGACATCCTGAATAACCCTGCTAGGTAGTGATATTAGCCCTCACACACCACTAGCAACAACCTAGCGGGGTTATTCAAGATGTTTTGGCCGACGTCCTCGGGAGTCGTTAAACGGCCCGAGTAGTGCTACTACAAAAATCTGGGGTCTGGAAAAACCGGGTTGCCAAAACATCTAACCCAGCCACCGACGCGGGCTATTTTTTCTTAATTGGTTTTAATCCGCCCGCGTGGGGGTGGCACTTTTTTTAACTGGAGGATCTATGCGAACCAGACAAGCCATACCGCTAGATGAAGTTCTAGCGAACATGCAAAACAAGCCAAGCAGCTGCTGCAAAACAAAATACAGCCGCAAATCGACGTTTATTACGGAAAGCGAAGCCGACGCCCGCGCCATCATCGGCGTATCCATAGCCAGCTTAATAGCCATATTGGCTATATGCTCAACGCTCTGGGTCATCTGGCACAGCATAGACACCGCCCAAGCACAGACAGCGCCCATCTGCGCGGCATCAGACATGACACCCGCGCAAATCAAAGCGCTCAACGTCATCAAACCCCATGCCGAAAAAATACAGGCCCGCCGTCATGATCATTAATCAAACATGGGCACCAGAAAACCAACTTGCAACGATTGATAACGCCATCCGTTACCTGCAAGATGCCCGCAAAGCCGAGTTAGATAAAGTCTTTGGCAGACTACCGCCGCACAGGCTCGATCAAAAAACCAAAATGATTGCAGACGACGTACAAACCGCGGTCAACCTGCTTCAAAAGATCCTCACAGCCCAGCGACCGCCGGGCTAGCGCTCCCTCCAGGCGCACGGTGGCGGAAATAACAGAGCCAGCGGCCCAGGACTTTACCATAGAGCATTTATCTTGAGAAACCGCCGTCCGCCGCACGATACGCGGCATTTAACCATTTACAGGAGACTATCCACATGAACCCAACACTCAACGAAACCCTAGACGAATTAGACGCAGGCCTATTTATGCAACAAGTCGAAGCCGCTTTAAAAGAAGTGGCATTAGGCGTCATCCGCAACGATAAGAAAAAAGGCAGCGTCACGCTGGTTTTAGAGCTGGATCGCATAGGCGAATCAGACAGCGTAACCGTTAACCACACGCTGAAATTCAACAAACCCACCCGGCGCGGCAAAGCCACGGAAGAAATGACCACCTCTACCCCAATGTACGTCAACAACTTGGGCTATCTCACCATCAGCCCACAAACCCAAGACGATTTATTTAAACAAGAAAACGGCAACAACGTAGCCCGTTTTGTGGGGGCAAAATAATGGATGCATCAGCAATAAGAGCAATACGCGATTTATCGATTACGGAACAGGCAAGCACAAGACTTCCTGACGCTACGGTTATTTTGCCAGAATTGGCAAAAGTAGAATCCCTAGAACGATTTTATTCAGTGCCTGACTTTTTCCGTGCGCATTTCAAAACCACCGTTCTGGATGAATACATCACCTACATCAACCAAAATGCCGACGAATGCAGCGGGATATTTATCAATCAGGATTCAATGCAAGCTGCGGCAATTATTGACCTTGGTACTCATACAGACCCTTTGTGGGGAAAACACAAAGCATACGCGCTCTTAAAAAAATCCCCGGCCTATACCGCGCTTCTCAATCAGCAAAACGCGCAACATAACCAGCAAGAGCTGATTGATTTTCTTGAAGACTGGGAAACGCACATCCATTTCTTTGATAACGACAATCAAGGCCTGGACTTTAAACAAACCATCCGCACCTTAAGGCGCGTCAAAGTCAACGCCAACGCCGCCACAACTAACGACGTTTCAAACTTTGCCGCCGCCCGATCAACACTTGAACAAGTCGAAATCAAAGCAGGCGCCGAAGATTTGCCAGCCGGATTTATCTTCGAATGCCAACCTTACGACGGTTTTAATGACTATCGCTTTGCCTGCCAGTTAAGAGCCATACCCAGCGAAAAAACCGCGCTATTTAAATACCGCATCGGCCAGCTGGAAGCTCAACAAGTCGCCATCGCCGAAGAGTTTAAACAATCGATAAAAAACCGTGTCAGCGTCCAAGATATCAAAATCTATCTGGGCGAAATGGCGTATCAATAACAACCCGCTGCGCAGCCATGGAAAAAACCACTCAATACCTAAAATCCCCAGACTGCGCAGCACTCTTAGACGTGCCAGCCAATTCATTTAGTCGCGCCTGGAAGCTGATAAAAGATTTCCCCCGACCGATACCAGGCGGACACCGTTTACAGCCTAAGTGGCTGGAATCAGAAGTGACTGCGTGGAAAAAAACATTGCCACAAAACACCAGGCCACTGGACATTTTTAGAAAAGTCCGCCGAGAAGCCGAGCGGCCAGAGATCCACGCACCCAGAAAACCATCTGAGCCTAGATATATTGACCCACTAACAAAGCTATCACTAGATTTTTTGCGCGGCAACTTTGCCACCCAGCAACAACAAGAAATCTACAACCAAAAACGCAGACACGCCCGCCGCGTGAAACCCAAAACAAAAACTATCACAGTGGAATCGCAATGGTAGACGAACAGCACATTAACACCGGTGATTTCATCATCACCTATTACAACAAATATGGCTCAAGGCTGCGCGACATGACCGAATCAGCACCCTGTTTGCAGCAAGCCAGAGACACCGCAAACCGTCGGTTATTCGATCCAGACGACATCAGCAAACAAGACAGCCACCACCTACCCACCGCGTTTACGATTGACCGCCGCATAGACAATTCGGAGCAAAAAAAATGATACCTGCATCCCATGCCGAAACACTGCAGATCCTGCGCGACAACCCGCAAGGATTAAAAACCCGCGATATCTTAAAAAAAGCGGATGACATTAAAAACAGCCAAATTGCTGATCTTAAAAACGCCAGCGCGATGATTTACACATTGCGAGCGAGTAAATATGTCACCAGCTCAGTCAGCGGAGGACAAAACATTCACAAAATTACCAAAAAAGGCATTGAAGCCTTGGAGGCGTTTTATGCGGATCAACAAGCATCTACCGTTCAACCGGCGGGGGAAAGCAATCCCGCTCCACAACTGGCATTGGATAGTGGGCAGGAGTCCAATATCGAAACCGATGAAAACTTGGCAGAGTCAAGTATGGACACCCGAATGGATATGGATACTCAACCGCAGTCGATGGAACAACAGCAAACGCTGGAAGCTTCGCAGGATCAGCAATTTCAATGTGATGAAATTCCACAGCCTGCCGTGACGTATGACCCATTCAACGACATTTACAACGAACTGCAAAAAGCCGTTGAAATGGTCGAAAAACTACCCAGGCCAAAGCCCGCTTTTGTCGTCAAACAACCCAAAGAAAAAATCATGATGCTGCGCTTTGTCAAAGAACATTACGCGCTGATCAATACCGACGTAAGCAACCTATTTGCCGACATGATCAACGATTATCAGAAGCTGGAGCAAAGCGCATGAATGACTTAATGATAGATCTTGAAACCCTAAGCACCGCACCAGACGCTTACATTTTAAGCATAGGCGCGTGTTATTTTGACCTAGAAACCGGGCAAATTGGCGAAAATTTCCACGTCAAAACCAGCTTTTATGACACATCAAACCACACCGGACACATCAGCGCATCAACGGTGGAATGGTGGCTAAATCAACCTATAACAGCACAAGACTGCCTGTTGAGCGGCGAAAAGATAGACCTTATCCATGCCTTATTTAAACTCGATGATTTTATAAAACCTGGAACTAAAACGCTTTTGTCAAACGGCGCGTCATTTGACTTAGTCATTCTGCGCAATGCATTCAATCGCAACCATTTAGAAACACCCTGGCAATACTGGCAAGAACGCGACACCCGAACAATCGTCGACATCGCCGAGCGCATAACCGGCATCAACGCCAAAAAAACCATCCCATTCAACGGCACCCAACACGACGCCCTAGCCGATGCCATGTACCAGGCGCAATTTGTCAGCCACGCATATCAACTGATCAAAAACTACACATCAACGACACTATGAGCGAGCTGCTTACTAAACAACAAAAATTTGCCCGCGCCGTCGCCAGCCTGATCATCCATGCCGAGCATCTAGGCACACCCGTTACATTCGGCGATGCCTACCGCGACCCCCGCGCACATGGCGCAATGGGCGTAAAAGGCGGCTATGGATCGGCTAACAGCTGCCACAAATTACGCTTGGCTGTGGATCTCAACATCGTGCAAAACGGCAAACTAGCCCCGACCAAAGCTTACGCAAAACTGCATGATTACTGGGACGACCTAGGCGGCTCAAAACGCATTGAAAACGACATGAACCATTTTAGCTTTGAGCACAACGGGTATCGCTAATGCAAACTGCGCCCAGCAAAGGCATGGACCTTAGAAAAGATTTTGTTTTAGGAACAGTCAGAATTTGTAAATGCGGCATTGAATATGCCGTCAAATCCCGCAATCAAGCACAATGCTCAGCATGCGCCAAAAAAAAGAAAATCCTGACGTCGCGCTTACATCGACAAAGAAAAAAGTCTAAAAAATGACATGAACACAGTTGACGCACTTTACCAAGAGCACAAAACCAAGCATTTAAACGTCGAAGATGAAGCCGTATGCCGCAAATACTTCGGCCTATCCCCCAAAATAGCCCGACGTTACGCAAAAGAAAAAAAACTAGGCGTCAGAGCATTTCAAGTCAGGCCCGCCAATGGTGCACCGTGGTTTGTGGATATTGAGGATCTTGCAAAGATTTTAGATAAAAAATTATGAGCAAATAGATGGATACAGAAATTATATTATCCAGGAAAACAAAAAGTGAAAATTTGAAATGGCATATATTAAGACCCTCATCTCCATGTGATTCTGTAATTTATGATATTTATCGTTATAAAATAAGAGTGCCTGTTTTTCATGTTCCACATGCTAACAAATATGACATTGAACAATTTTATGGTAATGAAACCATAACTATTAGAACCATACAATCAGGCAACGAAAGGACAGAAAGACGTGATTTTTATGTGCCTATTAGTGACATTTGCAAAATGTGTATTTCAAACCTGAGACGATATGAAAAATATCTTAACCGCCCAATTGATGATTAATAAATTTAAACAGTACGCCTAAAATCCGCCAACCCCCATAAAAACCAAGCTATAACAGCTTAATCTGTCCAATCCAGCATGGGCGCAACACAAAACCTATGTGGCGCAGTGTCTTGGTTTATCGTTGTTTTGTTTTGCATAATTTGGCTTGATTTTGTCTTATCGGTACGCCTAAAATCCGCCTAAATTTTTAGGCGTACCGTATGGCAACCATTACAAAAAGAATTAAGGCAGACGGCTCGACGGTTTATAAGGCCGAGATTGTCATTAAAAATAAAGGCGTGATTGTACACCGAGAATCAAAAACGTTTGACCGGCTGCGCCTGGCGGCGGATTGGGCGAAACGCCGGGAAGTGGAAATCCAAGAAACCGGGGTTTACAAAACCCGCGATAAGCTTAGAGTCGGTGAAGTGATCCAACGCTATATCAAAGAGTTTGACCCAGACGGCAGAAGCAAACGCTTTGACCTTGAAAAGCTCATCACCCGGGATATTGCCAAGCTCAACGTACACACGTTGACCGCTAAAGACCTGATCAAACATATCAGAATAAGAAACACAGAATGCCAGCCGCAAACGGCTGTTAATGATTTGATTTGGTTAGGGACTGTGATTAAAACCATGGCCGGAGTCATCGAGATCGACACACCAGCAGGGATATTTGAAGCGGCCCGAGAAGTGCTTAGGCGCGAAGGGATGATAGGAAAATCAGAACAGCGTGAACGCCGACCGACTAAAGCGGAGATATGGGCATTGGCCCGTTATTTTGGCGCAGGCTCTTACATGCTGCATTTAATGTATTTTGCGATTTATAGCGCCCGCAGACAATCAGAAATAACTCGAATTCTAGCGGAGGATATCAACCACGATAACCGCACCATTATTATCCGCGACCTGAAAGACCCTCGCAAAAAAGGCCTATCCAGACGCTGCAAGCTACCCAAATCAGCGTATAAAATCATTCAAAAACACGGTCAAAAAACCGGGGTGATATTCCCTTACCACTCAAAAACAGTAGGCGCAAACTTTACCCGAGCTTGTAAATTGCTAGATATCACCGGCCTGCACTTCCACGACTTACGCCACGAAGCGACAAGCCGACTCTTTGAGCAAGGCCTAAGCATTCAGCAAGTGCAGCAAATCACGCTGCACAGCACATGGCAAACGCTGCAGCGTTATGTAAACCTTGATCCAGGTGACGTTGACATATAATCACCCTTTGCCTTTAGCTTTTACCGTCACCAAATCCGCCGCGTCAGCCGTTTTAATGTGATCCTTTTCGGCTTTGGCCGTTAAAACAAGCCCGGTTTTTCGGTTTGCAATGGCAATATGCAAGCGTTTCAACCAGGCTAAATAAACTGATGCATCAGACCAGTCCAGCGTATTATTCTCGGCATCGATCCAGAATAGATTGCCACTAAAAAGCCCTTGCTCATCTTCATACGTTAACCGGTCAATTGTATTTCTGATATTTTCACGCGCATTAACATCAGCGTCGATTAACTTGCCTTCAAACAAAATAGGCTCATTACTGGTGTTATTGGCCGTTAATTTGACGGTTTCTTGTTCTCGCTGCTTGATTTCACTGTCTGCATACTCAGGCAATACCCAGGATTTTGATTGTGGATCAAATTCATGAAAGTTGCTAGGTTTAAGCGATTTTTCGACTAACTCCCCATTTTCAACAAAATGCGTATCACGACTAACACCCTTTTCAACTAACGCTATGCACGGCTCATAAAGCTCTTTTTCAGACTCCGGGATATAGCGAATAGACGTAATTTCGCCAAGATTGTCATACGCCGCAATAGTAATATTCATCGTTTGTACTCTACAATCATAAAGTTATAACCCCTCAATCGTGCATTATTAGTTGATTTATTAGTGGCTTTTAATCTCATATAAAAAACTGTTGTTGGAATAAAAACCCCATAATCCCAAATTGCAGTTAAATCCTGATCCCCGGCGGCGCATTTGGGGGTTCTAAAATACCAAGCCCCTCCGTCACTAACCCAATTCACATTATCAGTAGACGTTTCAACAACAACAACCCAATCTTCATCAAAAGATGGCCTGTTTTCTGGCCACCAAGACAACATCAATACATTATTGGCCCCGCGATTAGCATCAGCAGGAAACGTAAGCTCTGACCCTGTGACCGTATAATAAACATTAGCTGTCGTGAATGTTTGCCAATACATCGCCGAATTGCGTGCTGATCTTATAAGAGTAGTCGCATTAGCTTGAATATTAACTGTCGAAATAATATCGCCATTCACCAAAAAATTAGAGCCGTCCCATCGGATATTCTTGGCACTATCCCCCACATCAAACTTATAAGCCCCGCCCGAATACCCCAAGAAAAACCCAGGCGTTGAGTTGCCGTAAGCCTTGCCAGTTGACGCCAAATTACCCGTGCTGGATATTTCAACAACGCCAAGATCAGCCGACAACGCCGACAAACTACCCACTTTCAAGTAATTCAGATAGGCATTGCCCCAGGCGATATTGCCCCCAGCCGTATAAATGCCATCGGTCACATACTGAAACTCTCCAGCCGCTAAAGAGCTGTAAGCGTTAAAACTCCAACCCTTGCCGGATACTTGACCACTGGGTGTATTCGTGGGAACCACATCACCCGATCCAGCGGTAATGCTGGGCGGAGTCGCCAAAGTGGTCACCACATACGCGCGGCGATATGATTGGCCATTCGTGCCAGCGTCGCCAACCTCGCCCTTAATTTTTACTGCTGTATCCCACGCCCCATACGTGGTTACTGTGCCGGATATGTCCACAATATTAACCTGTTGACTCATCCAAACCGTGTTGGTACTTGCAGTTAAATCCCAACCGGTTGTAGCATTGCTGGCCGGTAAAGCAGGCGCAGACGTGGCGGTGCTAAAAATATAACGCGTTCGAGATCCTGATCCATTCGTCCCATCCGTCCCATCTTGCGCAAACAAAACAGGCGCAGACCAAGCTGATTGCTGTGGTGGCAATCCATCTGAAGTAAAAATCCGTGTCACTACATAAATAGGATCAGTGCCAGCCGGAATCCCATCATTCCAACCCGTTGCATTAGGGTTGGCATAACTTCCGCCTGTCGGTGTGAATGGTGTTGACGTGGCGCGTTTGAAACTAAACCCCTTAACTTGCCCTTGACCTTGCGGCCCTATCGAACCATCTTCCCGATAACCTATCGTACTTTCAAACGCATCGGCCCACTCGCCATCTGACGTATCCGCTTCGGCATCATCAGACACCACCACATGAATCATGTGCAACGTGTAACCCGTATCAGGTGAAGGCGGCGCCGCTGCAGTCCACCCCGCCGGATACGCGGAAACATCGCCCGTTGCCCAGGTATATATAAAAGCCGCACTGTGTAAACCAACGCCGCTATTACTCCACTTAAAAGCAGTTAATGTAATGCTTTTAGTCCCATTAACCCCAGGCAACCCATCAATACCAATCTGTTCCCACACATAATCAGCCCAGTCTGTGCTTTCGTGCGCGGTCAACTTGTTATAGGCCACCCCTCTAAACAAATGCCCATCCCAAACCCCGTTGGTAAAGTCCACTGACCCATCAGCGCTATTCGCGTAGGCCGTCCAGGTAAATAAATTGCCGAATATCTCCGGGTTTTCCTGCTTGTCAAGCAGCTGCTGTACCAGCATCGTCAGCTTATCAAATGCCAAATTCAGCACTTCAGGATAAAACCCACCGGCATTATTCAGCTTCACCAGTTGCGTATAAGGCACATTAGACATTATCCGCATCGTAAAAATCGACGCCAAAGGCTGCGCCAAGGTGACATACCCCCCAGGATTCAAATCCTGATCAGCATTCAGCGATACCGTATAATCAACCCCATAAACCAGGCTTTGGGTACCGGTTAAAGCCGATGTAACCACCGCATCCGCTTCGGCGCCATTAAACACCTTAAAGGTAAACGGGAAAACCGTCGTGACGCCATCGCCATTAAACAAGGCGGTTCGTCTAGCGTTATTTTCAATCGTCATGCAAACCCCTTATTTTTTATAACCAAACAGCAACGCTGCAGGATTGTCTGTATCGTCATCGGCCAGCGCTTCCGCACCGGTCCAGGTTTTATTGATTTGCGCCGATGGCAAGCCAGTGGTGTCACCGATCACATTGATAAAGGCTTTTCTAAACGCCGCGTCGAATTCGCCTTGACCTGCCTGTATAGTAAGATCACCTAAGTCACCAAACAGCCTTAACCCCGTTGGGCCTTCATAATTGCGCACTTGGTCGCTTAACTGCATGGCATGTTTGATAGGCTCCTTAATCTCGCGTAACCCAACAAACAGCCCTAAGAATTGGTCAGATTGCTCCCCCGCTAATTCTTTTAAATGTTTTTGCCATTTGATCTCATCCCAGTCATCATCATCCGGGGTTAAAGCAGCTCTTAAAGCATGCTCCATCACTAAAGGCACAGTAAACAGCAACAACATTTTTGCCGCGAGTTCGGCTTTATTTTGAGTGGTTTGAGCTGCGACATACGCCATATTCAACTTGGTACCCATAAAGTTGTAATACAAGCTAAATAAACGCGCCCAAGGGTTTTTGTTATTCTCGATGGCAGATAAATCTTTAGTTTCGCCGCCGCCTTGGCTATTGATAACCGCTTGATCAGCCATAGCCGCCGCCTTTTCTTCGCCGTGATAATCGTTCAACGCTTTAAGATAAGCACCTACCCAGGTAGGATAATCGACTAAACCCTGCGCTCTTACGATGATCCAAAATTTATAACTATCAAAATTTGCTTTGGCTTCGCTTTGATACTGTATCCGGTTGCGCAACTCGGCCAACTCTCTAAAACGTGTCAGACTTCGATTTTGCATTAACGGACTGCGCTCATTCACAAAGTCGCGCGTCATGGTTTCATCATTCAACATCGTCATAATGCCCTTAAATACCCAGGGCGATCCAACTTCAAGCATACTTTGCGCCAAGCCGGTAAACTGCATCGCGCCACTCATAACGTTAAACGACAGGCCAGATGCACTCACATTTTGCCGCATCCATGCCATAGCACTTTCAATGCCACGCTTGGCTTTTTCATCGCCCCCGGCGATATTATCCCGCCAGTCTTTAAAAACTCGAATAATGTCACTACCGTAATAAGGTCGAATGGCACCATCGACAATCAGCTTAGAAGCTAACACCTTATTCATATCGATCAGCCATTCATGCCAAGCCAGATCATGAATCACCTCGTTAATGCCACTAAAAACCCCATCCAGAGACAACAGCAACGGACGGCCTAACACCTCGTCCACCCGGTTTTTAGTAAAACTGCGCCGAGTCGTGGCCGCCGAATAAGCCGCTTTTAACTGATCTTTGGCGCTTTCAGCATCCGCATGTTGTTCCGCTTGCAAACTACCTCTAGGATCATACTTGACAGGATAATAACCACCCGCCATTTCAATCGGCCCCGCATCGCTGGAATAGGCCGTAAACCCTTGCGGCTCAATCCACGCGGGTTCCTTGCCATACAAACGCCGCTCTTTAGCCGCGACTAATGGCTTAAACTCTTCGATTAAATTCCAAATCTGTTGAACAGCTCGCCAATCTTCGGCTGTTAAGGTTTTAACCACTGAATTGATCTGCGCTAATGTCCAGCCTTCGCCGCCCATTAATCGCTGTAAATTGCTGGCATTGCCCATATTCAAAGCCATGCCCATCACCTGAGTTTTATTTAAGCTGGTACCAATAGATGGGTAGTATTGCCCTGATCCACCTAATGGCGCACCATCAAACACCGGCTTTAATATTTCACTCAGCTTGCTCGTATATTCGGCCCGTTTGCTGGTTTCCCATTCGCCTCGTTCATTAGCGGGCTTAATGAAATACTCCCAAACCTTGCCCCCGGCATCTCCACCATCTAACACCTTGGCCGCAGCATAAGCCCTAATATGATGATAAAAGCCACTATTAAGCGATTGTTTAAACTTACCAAATAAATCTTGTGCTTCGCGTTCTGTTTTGCGGGTCCGGCCTTTTGCGTTTTCAAAAATACTGTCAGAAACTTCTTGTTGTAACTCCAAAAAATTCCGCTTTTCACTCAGCACCCGCATTTTGTATTTCTCGCGCCCCATGTGCTCAATCTGTTTAACCGCATCGATCACCCCGCGCAACTCTTCCACGGTCAAATCTTTGTAAGGTATGCGTTGATGCTCTTTTAATAAGGCCGCATGGATATTCGGTGTCAATCCCTCATCTTCTTGCTGCTTTAACCAGTTTTCTAAAGACAATTGCCGACGATTCCGCTCCGCATCGGTCAACTTCTTAAAGTCATACCGATCCAGAATAGCCATAATCTGGTCGTTATAATCCGCATCGATCGTAGGTAAGCCGCCGTTCTCAAACTTTTTAAGATACTTCACACCTTTTTCAATCGACTCGCGGGCTTCATGCGCGGCTTTATTGGCCTGTATATTAATCAATTGATTGCGTTTTTCGGCTGCTGCAGTGGCCATATCCCCGGCTTTTTCGGCCTGTAACGCGGCTTTTGCCGCTTTGGCTTCCGCGCGACTGTACAAGCTGGGCGATAAGTCGCGGATCTTCACCCGGCTGATCATGTTAAAGGCCATCTCTTTAGCCGCTGCGGTCAACAACCGGACAGAGCCGGTTGCTTTAGCTAAAAACGTGGCTTCTGTACTGACCATCTTGGCCCGTGCATCATTGGATATCGCCCGGTCTGCTTCGCGCTGTATCGCTTCAGGCGTGGATAATTCGCCGTGTTCTTGCAACATGCGTTGGTCTGTCAGTTGCTCAATTAATTCATTCGGTGGCGTGGCTTCCGCCAATGCAATCATCAATTCATCGCCCGAGCTAAAACCAAACAAATCCGCCACAATGTCAGGATGTAAACCCTCTTTAGCGGTCATTTTCAGCTCTTTAATGCGGTTGATAATGCGGTCTGGCAAATCCAGCATGTTATCCAGTGCCACCGCTTCAATCCGGGCATAATGCAGGCCATAGATGTTTTTAATCTGCTCACCGGCTCTTTGCTCACCCAACGCCGCCCGGTCGTCAAACTGATGGCTAAATTGATCTTGCCCCCGCAACTGAGCGCCAAACTTCTCTTCAAATTCCCGCGTGTCAAACTTGCCGTGTTCATCGGTAGATAAGTAACCCTCATCCACCAACTTTTCGGCCATGGCCTCAATCGATAAGCCCCCGGTTTTACGCACCACCGGCTTACTAAACACCGGCATCGGTGCGCGGCCTTGCTGGTCCCAATCCCACCTGTCAACCACTTCCTGTTTATCCAGCCCGCCCAGCTTGGCGATGGCCACAAACAGATTGTCTTGTGTGGCATCCACCACATTCGGATTGCTACTTTTTTTAACTGGCTGGATCTTGTCTTCATCCCGCAACTTGCCGGTTAAATACTGCCAAGCCCGATAAACCGGACGCTCATAAACATCAAGCCTAACCTCACTGCGAATGGCCCTTCTTAAGCTGTCATGCTTAGCCTGCAGTTGCTTTAAAGTTTTGCTGCGGGCATTTTGCAGCCACTGCATATCCTTTAAGCCTTTAATGGCTAATTGCTCCTGTGCGTCACTGGTCGACGCCGCCCACGTCGCTTGATACTCGGCAAACTCGGTTTCACTCATGCCGCTCTTGGCTTGATCAGCAAACAACGGTAACAAGCTGCGGCCCTGCTGCGCTAAGGCAATCTGTTCATCGGTCGCCAACATGCGGTCAAACACCCCGCGCACTTCGTCCGTCAGCTCAACCCCATCAAAATACTTCACCACGTACTTGTAAACATCTTTCAACCACTGCCTAAAACTGGCAAACACGCGGGCCAGTTCCAGGCTAGGGGCTTTGCCTTCCATTAAATATTTCTCAAACGCCACGGCAAACTTTTCGTGGTAGGCGCGTTTTTGTTCAAAGTCTAAGGCATGCCATTGATCAAAACCGGTTTCACCGTCCAGGCCAAACCAGCCTAAAAGCGTTTGCGTGTCTTTGATCAGCTGCTTTTGCATGTCAGTAGAGCCTACTAAATGATTCTCCTGCATCAAGCGGGAGACTAAATCAAATTGCAGTTCTAAGAATAAATGGCCGGTTTCGTGCAGGAAGGTGGATAAGTCGGCATTATCCAGGAGGGTAATGGTGCGGGTGTCGGGGTTGAAGGCTCCGCGTTGGGTTTGATTCAACGTGTTGGCTGGCATCGGTGCGTTATGCATTTCCGTACCGTTAAACAGCACAATCACATCGCTATTTTTAACGTCTTGCGTGCTTTCCGGGGATCTCGCCAACCGCTCGGCATCGGTCATGCTGGCACGGGCTTGGGTGTTGCGGGCTTCGGTTTCGCCTGCTAGTCTAAAATAAGCCTCGTCTTTATCATACCTAGAAAGTTTTTCATATTTAGATATTTGCTTATCATAATCATTTAATTTATATAAGAAATATCTTGCATCATCTTCAGCCAATGTTTTGACAAACTCTTTATACATCGGCTCTAATGAAAGTGAATCTTTGCCATCCAAAAGCAAATTATTATATTTTTCTGGGTTGTTTATAATTAAATCATTTGCCCAGTAATCAAAACCATAATCATCTAATACTTGGTTTTTTTGGCGTAAAAGCTCACCATGTAATGCTTTTATATTTTTAAATTGCTCAGGATTCCCACCACTCGCAAACCCCTCAATAGTTTGAATACCGTGTTGTATTTCATGCAGTAAAACAGACTTAACATCAATTCCAGGCAATTGGTCATCAAGTAATATTTGTTTGCCGCTGATCGAACCCCTTGCATTATTTAAAGTTTTGCCTGGTACAAAGGTAACGCCGAAATTAGCTAGATCAGGATAAGCAGCAAATAAAGCCGGATGCTGGAGCACATCAGACAAAACCAATGGCCTGTCTAGCTTTCTAATTAATTCACTGGCTGCCGGTCCTACAGGATTACCTTTGTAAGCCAGACCGTTTGCAATACTCGCGTCTTTATCACTAATCTCAAACCGCCACTTATCATCAACGCCCTTAAACCATCCAGTATCTTGGCGGATGGTTTCGGCATCTTCGCCGGATGCTAGGCGTTGCTGTGCTGTCTCCAGCGTAAATTGATTGGCCGTTTCGGCATTCTCGCCCGCGAATTGATAAAGGATGTTTGGATTTTCGGGGTTAAATTCGCCTGTGTTGCCTGTGGCTGATTTGATTTGTGTGGGGTCAAAAACAACTATAACATCAAACTTTTCATCTGTTATTGAATCAAAACCTACTGATTTTAGTACCTCATTAAAATCACCCTCCCCGTTTAATACTTGGCTTTTTCTTGGCTCTTCTAATTTAAATGGGTTTCCATAAAATGGATCATTTGATTTTAAATAAACCGGCATAACATGGCCGTCTTTACCATGTGCATTCGCTATTTCTTTTTTTGATGTAAAATAAAATCCATCACCAGATGCCCGTCCGTGTGCTATTTCTCCTAGTTTGAAAACATTATCTTTAAAATCTGCCTTGGTCCCATGATAAACCACCAACGGCCTACCACTCTCATCCACTACTTTAGAATCACCAAACCAGCGCCAAAAATTCTCCACCCCTTCCACCGTGGGATGTATCGCCTGCCCATTGCTGTTCAGCGTAGACCGCTCAACACCATCCACGGTAATCGTGGTCTGTCTTTCGGGTAATGGGGTTTGAGTGGTTAAGGGTTGATCGAAGGCGGATTGATAGAGTGCTTTGCTTGCGCCGCGTTTATCTTGATAAAACGCTTTAATCTCAACATCGTTGTCATTGAAAATTACATAATTAAAATCATCAGCAAATTTGTATTTAATGCCGCGAATGCCTAGGCTAAGAAAGTGTTCTGATGCAGATTTATCTGACCCATAAAAATCACTAGCTGCAAAATACAATGATTGCACACTTAGATTTTCAATCGGTTCTTTAAATTCTGCTAAAAATCCATTTTTTGCATTTTGCAATGCATTTAAAACTTTTGTAGATTGTTCACTTAAATTTTTATCCCATAACAAATAATCATCTTCGCTAGGTAATAATTCAACATGATATAAAGTGCCATTTATTGAGGTTTCGGTCTTACCATAATCTTTGTAAAACTCGGCTACAGACTTACTGTCAGAAAAATAAAGCCCATAACCAAATTTTTGTTTATTGTAATCAGGGCTTACATTATTTAAACTAAATTTATCAAAAAAATATGGCGATCCATGCCAAGCTTTTTGCCCCAACACCCTCCCCAACAACGTCGAATTAATCTCGACCGGATACTGTTCATAAAGGCTTTCCGCACTCATCCCCAACTTTTCGCCCATGGCCGCGTAAAAATGCGCGTGGAGCGTGGCGTTGTGATCATTTACCGCGCCGGTATGGTGGCTAATGCTATCCAGCTTGTCTTTGATCAACGCCTTAACGTTTAGTATCGACGCTTGCTTGGCTTGCTGTTGTTGCAAGTCTAAAACATGGCTTTCCTGTAAAGCCTGCAATTCGGTCTGATGGTTATCGATGTAAGCTTTGGCTTGCGCGGGGGTAAAATCCTCGCCTTCTAAGCGCACATGCGGTAACAGGCTTTGGGCATAACTGGCCGGGGCGATATTGGTTACATAATCAGCCAAGGGTATTTTGACTTCCCCACCTGTTGCCAACGCATCCGGTAATTGCGCTTCCAGTTCCGGCATACTCGCGACCAGTTGCTCTAATACGCCTGATTGCGCCAAAGTATTGGCGTCAATAAACACGTTTTGCGCGTCACTGTCAGCCAATGCGCCTTCAGCGACAGCTTTAACCAATGCGGGATCTCGCTGCATCACCTTACTGGCTGCGGCAAGATTGTGTAACTCTTCAAGTTGAGCGGTGCGATTTTGGGATTGTCGCGCTTTGCCTAATTGCCCATTGGCCAACGCTTCAGCTGCTTTCATCGTACCCACGACGCCGCCGGTACCCACAGCTGTAGCAATCAGGGTTTGAATCGCTGCATCGGGCCTGTCGGCTAGATAATCCTGAAAGGTTTTTTCAGGATGCAACACCGCCCATTCATTTAAATCCTGAAACGCTGTGGCCACCTGTTCGCCCGGTATTTCCGTAGCTAACTGCGCGGACAAGGTTTTAAACAACCCAGATCCGGCCTTAAGATCTTTAAACAACTGGCCGACCGGTAACATTTCCGTGGCTTTTTCAACTGTCGCATCGGCTGCACCATACAAAGCCGACTGCTCAAGGCTTAAGCCTTTATCGCGTGCCTTACCGTAGGACTGACCGCCCGTGATGCCGGTTAAGGCATTCAACATCAAGCTGGGGTTATCGGTAGCAATGGCCAGCGGCAAGGTTAAAAGGTTTTGACTGAGCGACTGCACCCCGCTGTAATAGCCAGACTCCAGGTTACTATCACCCTTAGGCGTTAAGTATTGCCGCCAATCCCTTTGGTTTTGCCGAATGTCGCGGATATCTTGCGCCAATGGCCTACCCAATACATCCGGTACGCCCATTGCATCCGCAACCGGCCCAGTCACCCGAGCCAATGCATCCGCGCCGCCTTCCATTAAACCCGCCACGCCTTCGGTCGCACCAAACACCCCAGACAACGCCGCCGAGCCGGTATTTTTACCAAACTTTAACGCCTTCTCGATGCCGGTTAAATTCTCCAAGTCATCGTAAACAATCGCCGCGTTATTAGGATCTTTAAACACCGCCGCCGTGGCTGGCAACTCTTTAGCCAGTTTTAAGTAATCCACCGAATCCAGCTTGGCTTTACGCTCCACCGTCTCCCGATCCAGCCGCACTGCTTCCACAGGCAACTGATAATCACTGGCCAACTTACGCAAACGCGCTTCAACGTCCGGCTGTTTATCCGCTGCGCTGACCATGGATTGACGCAAATCAGTTTCGGTATCTTGTTGGAGCAAGTCTAGGTAAGGATTTTGATTTGCCATTGTTTACTTAAAAGAAATAAAAAACCGATATCGGCAAAAAGTTTTTGCCGATATCTAAATAATTAAGCTTTATCTACAAAGAGCCTTTGCTTTAACTCATAACCCATAATCGGCCATATTTTTTGCACGGCGTTGGCTCTGGCAATCTTTTTACCAATTTCCGCATCAAAGTTTTCGGGGCTTGCGCAGGCCGATTCACCGGTAACAGTAAAGCCATTTCTAAGCACCAGAACGCAAAATGTCAGCAAGTTAAGATGGTTTTCATAGCAAAATGTTGGATGATTGTTTGCTTCAACGCTCACACCATCAGCAGCCGTAAAGTAATACTCGCTTGCGATATTCGCCTCAATATCAGCAGGCGTTACACGTGGTGCTGTTAAGCCTTTATCAATAATCTCTTGTTCAATTTCATCAATTTTCACTGTTATTTACCTTTTTTAAATACTCTGTATAAGTTAAATTCCGTGCTTGCATGGCTGTTAAACCACTGTCGCACCGTATCCCCACCCGTTCTAAAAACCACTCCATTAAATCGTCAGGTACCGGGCCATAGCCTAAAAGCCATTGTTTATCGGCTTCACCGGGCGTGGGTTTCACTGCAAGCCGTATTTCTTGCTATATAACTGTAAAATATCGTTTTCAGTGATGGCGTGGCCGGGTCTGGCTTGGCGCAAGGCTAAGATAATCAACTTGCGTTCATCATCCGGCACTTGGATTTGGTCTGTTTTATCCAGCATCACCGCCGGTTTTTCATTGGTACCCCACAACAGGCCTTTAACGCCCACTTGCGTGAACATTTGCGCGGCAACAGTGCGGATTTCATCCCGTGTCAGTTTTTTGCCTTTGTCCAATTCGGCATCACGCACACGGGTTTCAAAGGTATTCCAGATTTTGCCGACGGTGGCCGTGGCTTTTTCGTCGTCCGGTTTGGGTGTGGGATCAATCCCGGCTTCAATCATAAATTGATCCAGAATCTGCTTAGGGGTACGCAATTGGGTTAGGCTGGATTCGCCTTGATTTAGCAAGGTTTGCTGCTCTTCCGTCAGATGCTTAAATTCGCTGTCGTTCAGCTTGTCCCGCATAGACATCAGATTGGTCGATTTGAGCAATTGTGGGTCATTTTTCAACTGGTACCACAAACCCCAATCGGTTTGAATCGGCTCGCCTTCGCTGACTTTCTTGGCAAAGTTCATCACCTTATCCACATCCTCAACCGGCACTTGGCCGCGTAGGGTGGCTGGTAAATCATCCCACTTGCCGCCGTTGGCCAATACCGCGCGCATAGCTTCCGCTGTCGCTTCTTCTTGGCGCTGTTTAATGGCTTTGTTTTGCAGGTTAAACTGCTTTTCGACCAGATCAAGGGTTTCTTTTTGCAGGGTGGGGCTGGCTGTGTCGCCCAGTTTCGCTAAGGCGGTTTGTTGAGCCTCTGCCAGTGTCGGCTTGGGGTTTTGGCCTTGACCGGCTGAAAAAGCTTTCATATTCTTGCTGACATAGGCTTGCGTTTCGGCAGGCAGATGCAACAGCCAGTCATTGCCGTATTGATCCAGTGCAGCTTTAGTCGCACCCGGCCCCGCGTTGTAAGCGGCATAAGCCAGCGATAAATTACCGTTAAACGTGGTTAATTGATGGCTGAAATAGGCTTTGCCCAGGGCTTTGTTGTACTCAGGATCATTCCTGTAGCGGTTTTCATCCCAAGGCAACCCGGCCAGTTTGGCCGCTTCCGGCCCGGTATCCGGCATCACTTGCGCAATGCCTACCGCACCTTTGGGGCTGGTAATGGTTTGGCCGTTTTTAAACTGCACACCACCGGATTCAGCCTGCAGCAAGATGTTAAACGCCCGGTCGTGTTCGCTGGTTTCCATGCGTGGATAAACCTCGCTGATCACCTGCCGAGATACATCAATAGCCTGCCGTCGTTCCTGTTCGCCGGTAATCAGCTTATAGGCCTTTAGCATATCGTTGCTGTCCATGTGCGGGCTAAACTTCTGCAAAATCCGCGTGGCGCTGGCGTGGTCGCCTTGCGCCAAACTGGCGTCAATGGCTTGGCTTAAGGCGCTGGATATGTGCTGTTTGCCACTGCTGGCCCCCAGTTCAACGCTGCCATGTTCCAAATGCCCCAGGTCTTTACTGGCCTGATCAATCAGCGCAATCGATTCATTTAGCTTGTTTTCGTCGTTGTAATACAGCGCCATGCTGCGCGTGGCGGTATCGATACCCGAGGCTAAAACCCCACGCTTATACACCCGATGCTGTTCGGCCTCATGACCCAGCAACTGCCCGCGTAGGTTAACGCTGGTGGTTTGCGCATGTTGTTGAAACAGCGAGCGCTGATAATCATTACCCAAGCCGTTCATCAATTCGTCAATTTTCTTTTGACGATTTTCTAAAACATTGTCCGGTAAAGGCTTGCTGTTTTGTTGGCTAAAGACATCCGCCCCACGTTGATTACGCCAGCCGGTTTCACTGAATGCCGCATCTTGATCATACGCTTCCAGCTGATTAGCCGCGTCTTGTATCCGCAACCGATTGGCATCATCCACTTCTTGCCGATACAGCCTAAAAGCTGTGTTTTGCGCTTGTCCGGCGACATTGTTTACCGTGTCCAATGCTTGCACGGTGTTGGCACCGATAAAATCACCGGCCCGCCGAGACTGGTAGCTGACTTGCTGCCGTGCGCCCGGTAAACCTTGTTGTTGAACGCGGCCCATATCGGCCACAGGCACCTTAATCGCCATTACATCGAACTCCCGCCGCCGATAGCGCCACGACCATTCCCACCGCCGCCCCCACTGCCACCTTTAGCCCCGGCACTGGCATACAACGAAGCAGAACTCAACAAAGACCCGGCAAACGCCATGCCGCCCGCCACTCCAGGATTCGAGTTTTTAGCCCGCCATCCTTCAAAACCAGAATTGGCAATCTCGATATTGCTTTGATTGATGTAGTTATTGCTTTCCAAGTCATAACCCCAGGCTTCTCGCGCTGCATTGCTTTGGATGTTGTTAACCTCAATCTGTCCCAAATACTCGGTACTGGCTAATAAATCCAGCGCCGATCCTTGCGTTAAATCCACCCCACTGGCGGCCAGCGTGGCCCGTTGTCGCCCGATGAGTTGCTGACGTTCCAGCATGGCATTCTGTGCCGACTGTTCGCCGCGTTGTAACGCATCGCTGCGGTTCCACTTGGCAATCTTGGCGTTATTGGCCGCGACAATCGCCGCATTATTGTCCAATTGGGCTTGGTAATTGGCTTGTTTTCGTTGGGCATCGGCTTGCATGCCAGCACTGACACCCGCACCAATGGCTGATACAACAGCTAACGCAACCCCTACATAAACAACGCTCATGCCGCTAACCTCAATGATTCAATGTTGACCTGCCCCGCCTGCCGATAATCCACGGTTAATTCATCCCCCGGCTTGATGTTATATAAACTGATCAACCAAATATCGGCGCTTTTGTCCGCCCACATGATGCAATTAGGTACCGATGAATGATTCACATAACGCCCTGCAGGTGTTCGCTTTCCCGCAACTCTGGCCGGAGCAATCACCTTGTCGGCAGGAATATCGATATCGGAAAACAAGCCTTGCCCCGCAATAGCCGAATCTTTCAGCGATAAATGCGCATAAAAATCCGGCAAATCAATCAAGTCATCAGTGTTTTGCACCATGGCCTGTACTTGCTCTTCAGTAAAATGCCATTCGGTTAAAAAGGCTTGGTAATCCAGCCGATCTTGTTCACGGGATACGTTTTCAACGTAATGACGGTGATATTCTTCAAACGTATCACACACTAATAACGACAATAATTCGTCCACGTTTTGCGTCGTTGCGGGGTGATAGGTCACAAAAATGGTATCTTCAATCGCTAACCCTAAGCGCTTAACACCAGGCTTAGAGACAAAAGTATCCCCGGCTTTCAGGTGTTTATATCCATTATGATCCATCACTTTAATGTCACCTTTGGCCACCGTGCATAGGTGTTCGGTTTTGTGGATCTTGCCGGTTAAGGCGCTGCCTGCTGGGATGTGCAACTCACGGGCATAAATACCATTGGCAAAATGATGCACCACTTTAAATTCTAACGGCGGCATAGTCTTCATGCGCTCTTCAATCGCTAAAATGGCATGTTGAAAATTCAACGCCTCAAACTTCTCTAACGTATTCATTCCGCCTCTTTTCAAACTGATAGACAGGAAAGCCCGGTACCCATTCAGGCACAGGCGTTAAATCAAACCCCAAGGATTGCACCCAGCGTATAGTTGCCGTGTTGCGGGCATCTACGACATTGCGCAGAATCGGCCAGTGGGTTAAAAAAATGGCAATGGCTTGGTGTGCGCCAATGGTGATGGCTTTCATATGCTTTATCATGGCTTCGGTACCCAATAACCACGGCACCCCAACATTAGACAGCAGCGTATCCGCTGCGCAGCCGGTCATGATCAGCATTTCGCCATCCCACTCAACCACCGTTTGCAGCTCTGGCAAAGTGCGTTCAAATGCCCATTGCACCGCTTGAGCTGCCGATGGATAGCCCGTAACGGCCAATTCATCAACATCCGCTTGCCGCAAATGCTTAGCTAGATAATCCGCGTCGGCTTGGGTGGGAGTGCGTAACGTCAAGCGCTCTTTAAGGCGTCTATCCACCGATAGCCACCTCAGCCGCCACATACACCACTTCAAGCGGTAATGGATCATCTTGACGAATCAGCACCTGACCGGATTGATTCCAATTGGATTGCACCACTAAATCAAACTCGCCTGTTTTTAACTCGATGGGTGATCCGTAGGTTTCAAACGTGCGCAATTTAATCGGGGTTAAGTGGCTTTCATCCGGTCCTGCACTAAACGGCCCAGACTCGGCAATCCTTACCCAAACCTTATTGACGTTTTTAATGCGGCTTTGCCCTAAGGTTTCATCCTGAAAATACGTCGGCAATGTTTTTAAATCCGCCGTAATCGGCAAACCCACTTGGGCCTTGCTAACTGCAACCTCTAAAGTAATTTCACCGGCTACCACTGTTTTTTGCGATAAAACAGCCCCATCACCCAGCACAGACACGGTTTTACCTTCCAAGTGGTCCAGTCCGCTGATGGTAGTGGTCGCGGTACCGCTATAAGTCAAACCGCAATCCACAAAAAAGCTATCGGCCAAGGTGGCAGCATCCCGCAAATCCAGATACTCCACATAGCGCTTTTGTACCCCGTCAATCGTGCGCTTAACGATCACATACAGCACATCCGCGCCGTTTTCGTTGATGGTACAGCAGCTTTCAAACTGCCCATCGGTTTCATGTTGATGCCAAGCGGCAATCTTTTGCTCGGGCACATAACTCAAGCCTAGCAGCTTGCCTGAGGTCGAAACACACCACAAAATTTGCCACGGTGCGCGACTGTAAGCCATGTCTTTAATCGTATAGCCATCAAACAGATGCGAGGCTAATAAGCTGATGTCGCCACTACGGAAGCCGTTACTTTGCCAGTCATAGGTAAATTCCCGAATATGCCCGCCCTGCGCGGCTTCGTACAGCAAGTAATTGTCAATGACTTTGGGCTGTACGTTGGATGCCCCAACTTGCGATTGTGACTTGATATTGATAGTCGAAGGCGTCAACGGTCCATTGCCGGATGAAGCCACCCGCCATTCATTCGCCGCCGTCAATACAATCAGATCCTGCAGGTTGATCAAATGCCGCACGATGTCAGAGCGGTTGGCCATGATTCGAAACCGCAAAGCATCCGAATCTTGCGACGGCACCGAGTAAGCCAAGTTGGTTTCACTGCCGGATTGAGTCGCCCAAACGTTCATTGGGTCGGTTTCAGTCCCTGCAAAATACCGCCGTTGCTCGTAATACCCAACCGCAGTGGGATAATGATCAGCACTGTTAAACGGATTGTCTAAAATCGGCAAAGTGCGCGTCATATCAGCCATGATATTGTCATCGACCAACGTTAAAGCCGCGGTTTGCCCGATAAAGCCATACGCCCCACTGGCCGACTTATACACGTTATACATAGTGGCGCCGGTTACAGCGGGCCAAGTCACAGTATTGTAATTGCCGGTTAATGTCAGGTTATTGCTGACGGTGTTGGATACTGGGGAAGCCAAAGACTCTTCAAGCCCCCGGTCATTCAGCGCCGTGATTTTATACGTGTAATCTTTGTTTGGCCCACCACCGGGAGAAGTGGCTGTTACCGTACAGCTGGCCGGGGCTGTAGACGTGGGCGAAAACGCGATATTGGTAAGTGTCCAATTCGTATTGCCTAAGCGCCTTAACTCTTTGGGTGGATGATTAGGGTGTGTCAGTGTGATGACATCGCCAGACTGTACAAAATGTACATCAAACAATTCATCTTCAGTGTAGGGTGTGACGACTTGATAAGCATCAGAACTCAGCGGTAACAGATTCAACGTCCCGCCCAGGGCATGAAACCGGAAGTAAAACCGCCCCATTTCAATCGCAAAAGCTTGCGTAGTGCTAAAGGTAAACGGAATCAAGCGGGTTTTGTATTCTGATGTTTTAGTTTCATTCACAAACCGCAACCCAGGCCGATTCATTGCGCTACCGTGCGGCAAGGCGATAAAGTTTTTGCAGGTTTCCAAACCTGATTGAAAGCTGGCAAAATCCAGCCGACCGAACAAACGCGGCGACAATTCGCCGCCTGAAAAAGACTGTCTTAAAACACGGACGTTAGGCATTACAATCGCGCGGCATGCGTTGCCGGAATATGATCAACCACCACGCGCACGCTTTGCCCATCCCGCTCAATCGCCCGTTCTTTCAGTTGCATGGCCAGCGCTAACAGCTTATTGCTGGCATTCACCCCAACATCCCCTTTCAGCATCGGCCCAGCCAGATGACTGGCCAGTAAAGCGGCCAGATACTGCACAAAAGCCGGGGTAAAATGCAGGCTCAAAACAGACGATGATACGTAATACAGGACTGCAGGCGTAACATTGCAGTACAGCACTTGGGCATTATCCGACGCAATTTCCTGACTGTATTGAATCAATTGCTGATCAACGCCCGCGCTTTTTAACTCTACAATCGAAACCAGATCAGAAGGCACCACATAACAATAATCCCATTCATCACTCGCATCATTGGTGCGAGTGGCCAGCGTAACGCGGCGAGTCGCAAACCGCCAAGTATGCTCATCCAAAGCCGCCGCCAACGCTAACGGATAAAACAAGCTGCAGTAATTGGCTTGTACCGAGTTGTCAGGTGGTGAAATGCTGGAAATGTTGGCCGAGTCGCCTAAATGCGCCAAGGCCAAATTGCAAATATCAACAGCAGAAGTCGCCATTATTTAACCCCTTTAGCCGCGCCTTCAACAATCAAGCTTAGGCCTTGGTTGATTTGTTTCATGCCTTCCGTGCGTGAGTTGCTGGAGGAATCCAGCTTTAACAGCCTGGAACCATCTGCATGCGTTTCAAACAATGCACCGGATAACGCCGTATTAGTCCCAAACTCCCAGCCTTCCGCTGTTGTTGATCCATCTGGCTTGGCTTCGTAGGTGATATGGCTGCAGGCGGAAAGCAGCAATAAAAGGCTAATTTTGACGATCATCAGACATCACTCCCATGCCGCCCGCAACAGTAGCACCGAGATACATTAAATCCTGCACAGATATATTGCCCCAGGATTGGATTAATCCCGCAATGCCAACCACTAGCCAGATGGCATTGCGCTTAGTGCTGGGTTGATTCCAGTGAATTTTCATATCAAAACTTTGACGGCAAAATATAGCGATTATAAGCATCCTCGGCATTAGCTATTATTTCGCATAAGCCTTGAGCCTGCTTGTCTAAGATGTAATCAACCGCTTGTTTTAAGATAGTGATGTTTGTGCCGTTGTAAAAATGCCCCCAAATATGGGTATGTGTTTTATTTGCAATAGTGGCATCAATCACGGCTTTTGCTTGCGCCCAACTAACTGTTGCTGTGGATGTGTTGGCAAACCATCCCGCCGCGAAAATGTTGTAACAATCATCGATACATAGCGGCAATCCTGATCGAGTCGGGGAACCAGTCCCGCGAGCAGTTAAAACGCCAAGATTACGCATGTAACGAATAGCATTTTCATCCATTTTCCCAAGCGGCCAAGCTAAATGCTTCCAACCATCTCCATACCGCGCTTTTAACAGCTCCAGGCAAGGAAGCACATCGGCATTTAAAAATTCAGTCGTTTGACCGTAAAAACCGTGAGTTACATCGGCAGTAGTGCCTGTGTTGCCGTGCAGGCCAATAGTCCAACCATTGCGATACATCTCATCCACCTGGGCGACGGTTAAATGCGTGCCACCGTCGTGCCCTCTCGGGTCTGTGTATAGTGTTCCCGTTATACCTTTCGATTTTAAATATTGATATGCGGCGTAAATGCTGGCATCTAAATTATCAAAACTGAATTGGAAAGATGGCGATTGCTCAATGTTGAAATAAGCAGGGCCAATATCTATTGTTGTTGTTCGACCAGCATTAGCTTGTGCTGGTTGGAATGCGTGTAGCAGTTTATCAATTGCTAATGTATTAGCAGGACTTCCCGCCCTATCATTATTGTAAAACCGCCAAAAATACCACTCGCCAGATATAACCGGCGACATTTCGTTACTTGACTTGTTGTTAAAGCTTGCCGACTGTGCGTAGTTTGCAACCAAATCAGGATTGGCATAAACATAGTTAATCGGTGTAATTTTGTTAGCGCTGGTATCGTCAAGCGAATCAGTACCGTCTAAATTGAACCGCACCCAAAAACCAAATAATCCAGTCGTGCCAACTAATCCGCCAGAGCTATAACCCAAATTTGCAGGCGATACCGCGCCAATCGTTGCGCCAACTCGACCGCTTGCGCCTGCTGCTGTGCCTAAATTAAATCGTAAAACGTCCTCTCCGTTTGGGCCTTGCCCTGATAAAACTGTAGGCGTTCCGTTGTACGTTGGCACAAGCTGGGCATTGGTAGAATTGTTATATTGATTTGTAGATAAATTGAGCGTTGAAAATGCGTCAATAATGGTTGCTTTGGCTTTTTTTATGTTTATTTTTGATTCAATATCATTAAAATCATAGTGTTCTTTGCCATATGGCGATATATAACCGACTAATTTACCTGTGGCTACATCATACAAATTAGGATAATTCCCCGCTTTAAACCCACTCATAACTCTAACCCCTTATCATGAGAGTCATCTTCAAATCGATGACGCATTGCAATTTTGTTTAGTGCTGTCGCCATGGCTTTGATGGCTAGATTGGTTTCAGACTGCCGACTATCGACAATCCGCCCCCACTCCTCACGCTCTTTAGCATGAAGATCCAGAATTCGGTTGATATCCTCACGATTTTTGTCCAGGATATTTGAAAGGGTTTTAGAAAACGCATACAGGACAAAAAACAGGGCGAAGATGATCAACCCAATCAGCCCGCCCGAATTGGCCCATAGCGTTGGATCTACTATTTGCGGCATCGGGAAGGCCTCCTGTAACCACGTGCGCCGGGTTTTTCAACAAAGCACACGTGTTTTATCATGCGGTCGTTTCCCCTTCTTCGTACACCTCCACCGCCAAGATGTCATAAATCTCATCGGTTGATTCAATCGCTGCAGGCGCTTCTGTTTTAGTACGAGTGCGGGTTTTTTTGATATCCAGCTCTGTCAGATTACCGCCGATTTTCATGCCGTCAGGAAAAGATGTTTCAAACTCTTCCCCTTCTTGCACCATGCGATTTTCATGACTTAGCCAGGTTTTGGCGTTTGCACGATACTTAGCCATGATTACGCTACCGCAAAGCCGCTAGGATAGTTTTTACCCACGCTTGGGGCTTCATTCGCCACATAACAGGTAAATTTACCCGCTGTGAGTGGGCCAGTCGCCACCACGTAACGCACACCCAAATAACGTTGCCCTACCGGTTGAGCGGCTAGAATTGAATCAACCAACTCTAACGAAATAGGTCGTCTGCCTAGGGTTAATTCCGCTTTGCCAATCGCATCGGTTTGCACAATCACGGTCGGGCTGGATAAATCCGCTGCCGCCGAGCTGATGATTTGAAACGTAACGGTAGCCGCGCCTGCAGCGGTCGCTGCTTCATCGACCTCGAACACAAAATACACATCGCTACCCGGCCCCAAATCCCGCGCGGTTTTAAGGTCGATAGTATTGGTAGACACGGCTGTGGCAGTCACAGCTTGCGCTAGTGATAGCGCCAATAATTGATCTAATATCATTGTTCCCCCTTAAGAAACCAGAGTTTCAGCAATGCCCAACTGATCCACACCGCGCACAGGAATGCCCATAAACTTCAGGGTTTGCATGGTGGTGCCAAATTGAGTGAGTGATTCGGTAATGCCCAGCGCTGAACTGGATTTTTCCAGGGCTTGAATCATCAGGCCTTCTTTGATGGAGCGATTGGCATAAAACGCCGCGCGGCCCATTTGGAAGTTGGGGATTCTGGCAATGGCTCGCATCATCAACTTGATCAAGTTAGTGGAGGCCGTAGACGCTTGGGTACCGGTCACGCCCACCCAATCCGAAATATCGATATTGGCAATGCGCACCACATAACGCCAATCCTTAACCACCAAACCGGCATCCCATTGGAACAATGAACGTGCCGCCTGATAGTAGTTATTGTTGGCATCAACAACAGATTCTTCACCTAGATCACGGTTTTGCAACCCGGCTCTTGAGCCTTTAGGGAAAGGACAAAACACGGTTTGCTCACCCCAGACCACCAAATAAACCGAAGCATTATCAGAGCCAGAGCCACCGCCTAAAATCACGTTTTGCCCATTACCGGCAGACGTTGAGCTGTAACGCGTGGCCAAACCGGAAAAGGTTTTAAGATCAACGCCCACATTGCCGTTAAAGATCTTGCCAACCATCTCTTGAGACATGGCTTCCAAGAAAGCCGACTCTTCAGAAAGACGGAACGCCGCACTATTGCCATTCAATTGCAGCAATTTAGCGTCAATGTGTGAGCGGGACTCCAACATCGCACAAGGTTCAGTCACTTGTGCTGTGGTGGATTTGCTGGATGGAACACCTTGGTTATACGCACGCCAGTAAACATCGGGCAAACCGGTACGCACACCTACCACGTGGCTGGTAGGCTGGTTTGCTTCTTTGTAAACCACGTCTTCAAGGATTTCGTTTTGTTGCGACAGTAATTCTGCAACGGGGTCGACCTTGCCATCTGGAGACATGCGTTTAGACATATCAAGCAGAGTAAGCTGGCCAGTGGATAAAGTAGCCATTTTTTAAACCTCCTAGGGGTTCATGTTGGGGTAAAGAGTTTGCGCAAGGCTTTTTTGCGCAGTAGGTACCTGAGCGCCTCCCGGCATTAAGGTATCTTCCGACACGGCTTTCCCTGCCTTGACAAACGCTTTGATAATCGCCGGATGGTTGCCCAGGCCGGTACTATCCAAAACCGCTATCAATTCATCCGAGCCAAAAGCATCCATCGCTTTTTTGGCTGTTGCTAAATTTTGTTGCAATTGATCCCCGCCAATTTCTTTATCATTGCGGGTTTCATCGGCCCAGGCATTCACGCGTTGGATTTGAGCTTCTTGAGCTTGAGCCATGATCTTTTGGCTAAGCTGTGCGCCCATGTTGATCAACTGTTGTGCCTGGTCTTGATTTAAGCCAATCGCTTTGGCGGTTTTAGTAAACTCGCCAAACAATTGCTGATCTAGCTGCACATCGTCAGGTAACTGAAAATCGGCATAGTCAGGGGTTGACGCACCTTCAGCAGATTCTGCCTGGGGTGCGTCTGTGGTTGCGCTTTGGCTTTGGGTTATTTCGGTGGTGAGTGTTGTATCCGTTGCATCAGGCAACGAGTCAACAGCACCGGTTTCAGTCGTCGGTGTGTCCATTAAATTCCTCAGTCATTAATTTGAGATATAAATCAGGCAAGGCCAGTATTTGCGCATTCAGCCAAATCCCCACATCACGCCTACCTTCCCGAAAGGCCGAGATATCCGATTGGCTAGGGGTAAAACTGGCTGAATAAAGGCCGGTATGGTTTAACAAGCGCCGGATAACTCGCCGACCGGCTTCAGTATCCAGGACGCTTTTAAGGTCGTTTTGATAAGCCAGCACTTTTAATTCGGCTGCTTCTTGCTGTTGTTGGCGTTTTTCAGTTTCAGATTGGCCATCGATAATGGCATCCCAAAGAATACTCATCGTGCCGCCTGCATCACATCACCGGCCATCGTGCCCGGTTGTGTCGATAACTGGCCGACTTTGCCCAGCATATCCGCGCCTTGTTGCAATGCCGCTTGTTGTTGCGCAACCTGCATTTGTTTGGCCCGGTCTTGTCTGATCAGTACCGCTTTTTCCATTGGCACGATTAGCTTAGGATCAGTCCCCAACTTATCCGCGTACATCTCGGCAAAATAATCGGCATCCAAGCGATCCAATACATCGGGTTTCATTGTGGCCAATTGGCCTATGCTCATCACATAACGATCAGCGTTATTTAACCCGGCCATTTTTTGCGCCTGAGCCAAGATCGATACGTATTCGATATTGATATCATGCCCTTCAATTTCGGGCGGGGGTGGTGGCAATAAGCCGCCTTTTAATGCGCGAACAAACAAGGTTTCGACGGCAGGATCAAGCAACTCATTATTCAAACGCTCAACCACTGGTCCCAGCATCATCATTTTTTCTTCGTGCCGTTCCATCACTTCGGTGGCTGTGGTTTTGCGGTCCATCTGGGTAATCATCGTAAACACATCGGCATAAAATGCGCTGTACACCCTATCGCGCACATCCTGTATATCCATCAGCAAATTGCGCAGATCCAGCTGCACTTCAAATGCAGTCTTAATGCCGTTCGGTGCTGATATCGGATCGTAATAACTGCGGCCACCGGGCAGCGTATCAATCTCCCGGTTTTTCATTGCAGCCGGTATTTGCAACGGGGGATTAGCTTGAAAGTCGATGGCTTGCGACTTACGCAACTGTTCGGCCTGCAGCTGCTTCACATCGCCCAAAGCATCCATCGCGGGGGAATGGCCGTAGATATCGCCACTGGTCAACATCCAACGCGGGGCTAAGCATGGGAACTGATTAAACCCTGATTCACGTAAAACCTGATTCGTTTCACCCACTTCCCAATACACCGAGCGCCAAGGCATATTGATGCCATCACGCTTGGTATAATCACGATCAGTACGCGGCTCAATGCCGTGCCGAATCGCTACCCAACGATCTAAGTGGCGGCTGTCATACGATGATTTTGTCGTGCTGGAACAAGCGTCATAACCAAATTCTTTAACCACCGAGCCAACCGACGCTTGAAACTCCCGATACAACGTATCGGCTTCACCACGCCAATTACAGGCAATCATGTACTCACCGGCTGTAAACGGGTGCAAATGCACCACGTTTTCAAAATCATCGGCTAAAAACACCGCGCCAGTACCATAAGCGCCAAGTTCGTCATACAGATTATGCAAAGCCCGATAAAAATTACTGCGGGACATAATGCCCTGCAATATCGTGGTGCATTCATCCAGCCAGATTTTAACGGGTTGATACCGCATCAAATCCGTATCCATCATGGATAATTGAAACCAAGGCCTAGACGGGCTAGTCATGCCAGACATCAAGCCAGCGGATAAAATCCGCAGCGCTTTGGTGCCGGTATTATCAATAATCTGCTGATGACGTTTTTCGCCTCGATTACGCTGCTCTTCAAAAAAGCGACCGGAGCGCGGCAATAAAAACTGTGATATCTCTTTCCAATGCGCCATCCAGCTCGCCCGCTCAGTTTTGAGCGCTTCAAAGCGATTATTCAGGCATTGAATAGGATCATTGCTCATTAAACGCCGCCCAATAAGGTTTTACGGCCCAGCTTGTCTTGTTTAATCGGGTCTCCTAAGCCACCAGTTAACAAAGTGCTAGTCACTTCGCCGCGACCTTGCGCAATATTCTGCGCAGCCACATCATTTCTAACCGCCGCCGCTTGTGGCACTTTGGCCAACTGGGGTGGTGGTGGGGGTGGTGGTGGGGGTGGCGGTGCTTTAGGCGATCCACCGCCGCACAACAATTTGATAGGCAATAGGCCAAACACATATTTTTTCATGCAACTCATCCATTCATCATGGCAAAAGGATCATGCCCGCGCCGGATATC